CTTACACAACTTACTAGGCGAAAGCTATGCTTGGCTAGGTGAAAACTTGAAGGCAATAACGCACTTTCAGCACGTTCTGGCCATCAAACCAGTGAAAAATGAAGAAAATCTCAAATCAAATTGGTTCGGCAACAACGAATCTCAAACATTAAAGTGCTCAGGAAAGTTGAAAAACAAGAAATTGTGCGACGATAAAATGACACAGAAAAAGTACCAGACCTGCAGTTTCTCTTTATTTTTGTTTTTTTTTTTTTTTTTTTTTTTTTTTTTTTTTTTTTTTTTTTTTTTTTTTTTTTTTTTTTTTTTTTTTTTTTTTTTTTTTTTTGTTTTTTTTTTTTTTTTTTTTTTTTTTTTTTTTTTTTTTTTTTTTTTTTTTTTTTTTTTTTTTTTTTTTTTTTTTTTTTTTTTTTTTTTTTTTTTTGCTGATTTCGGGTCAGGACCTTGGTCAGGATTTACGAGACTCATCCACTCTATGAAGAGCTTCACGCTAGTCAGCAAAGGACTCCATGGTATATAAAAAGTCGAAAAGATACCATGAATATGTAGGCCCCCAATTGGGCGTACACACCTATATATGATTTTAACAACGATCTCTGTGGGTCTTCAAAGATATAACCTTTGCATCTTCACCAGGATTACCATCTAAAACGTTTTTATTAAAAATGAAATTTGCATAGGGTACAAACCAGCCATTCGGCATCATGTCATCTGGCGAAGCGCCATCTTTGATGGGAATAGCTAATACATACCCCTCATAAATGTAAGCTCCTATATTAGGTGCTTTCAATTTATGGAAAGTGCATCTATCTATTTTAAACCTGTAAAGTGGGTGATCGAGTATTTCTTGCTTACCTGCTGCTGTCATTTCATTTCCGCATAACACGTACCATGAATTAACATGACAGGTATCATCTATAGCTTCAGCTCCAGCATTGGAGGGTGGCTCAGAAAGAGCACCTCCTGGAAAACTGCCTGTTACGAGTTGTGGCGTTCCCACTAACCATCCAAAAGTGAAATCATCATTGCCAGAACGAAACATATCAACATTCTCATTGTCTCCAGAAGAAGTCAATGCCAATTGCATAAATTCCTTGTCTGCCGTTAACGATATCGGTAACTTTCTATATTGACTATAGAAAGGAACCGTCACTTCATGAACAGGATTGATATCTACGAAAGTAATGTGAGTTGGTCCTACATCCATATTTGTATTTTTTTCCCCATGCTTGACTAATGCAGAACGAACGGTCGTTCTATTATTAGAATCTGCTTGAGTCTTAACCGTACCGGTACTAAAGCACTTATAGCGCACACCGCCACGGAAAAATCTATACATATAGGATAAATAGGACAAATAATCACTGCCTTTCTCATTATCTTCCTGAACATTTAAGATTGCTGGTTGTGAACTAGACAAAGAAATGGGTGTAGTCATCTTTCTAAAAGTACGACATAACACACGCAAATTCTCAATCGTTTCACCACATCCATGTAACAAAGCTGATGTATTTGTTTCTGAAGATTGAAAGAAAGTTTCAACATTGCCACTTGCCTTATTTGAAATATTTATTTGCATTTTAACAAGTTTTTGTTTAAGTTGTTTTCGGTTAATCTTTTGCACCTGAGTTACAGGCTCATATATCGTCATGGCATCATTTGATCCGTTCTTGGGGCATGCTAATGCCACATTCTCGGCCCATTTCCACACAATGACATTGACATAATCACTAACTGTTTCGGGTGCAAGAATTTTAGTCAAGGGTCGTAAATATAAACACCCAAAGAGACAATTCTCAAAATCATATTCATTCCAGTTACCAGTATCACTATCCTTAAGTCCCTGAGTTGACAAAAACTGCTTTGCAGAAACGTATGGAATACGAATCGTTATTTCAGTTTCGTTTGTCAAATCAAGGATGTAACGATAGTTATTTGTCGTGTCCTTTTCTTTGAAAAATTGGTCGTCAACTATCGGTTTATCATTATTTATTCGAGGGTACATATTTGGATCAAAAAGAATTTCAAGTCTTCCGACATGAAAAGCTGTCTTTACAACAGAAATTTTGAAACAAATTGTTGCCCTCCAATAAGAAAACAAACTCGATACATACTCGCATGGCACTGTGTCACTAACGTAATAAACATCTGTATTATCTATCACTTGTTCTTCTGTTGTTGTTGCTATAGTGACAATCTGAGTGCCCTCGTTATAGGAGTCACCCGACTCCTTGCCTGATTTTAGTGGGATACCTACTTCTGCATCTTTACCCCACTTAATCACCGCCTTAACGCCTGGGTTTGAACAAATATAAGATAAATCCATTTCATCTACTTTTGAAGGAAAAACATCGGTTGGCATACCGAGTTCATTTTCAACTGTTAATGCTAACGGAACTCCCATATCTATTCCTTTGTAGTGTGTATATCCCAATCCAGGAATATTCACTAAAGGATTCACTTTATCCATGGAATGGGGTTTACTCCATCCCAGAATGCTGGCGATTCCACCCACAATTGCTGCTCCGGTCTCAACGGCTTTTGCCACTGAGCCCACAACATCCCCAAGAATAGGGATCTTGTCTGCTATACCACCAATAGCACTGGCTGCGTTTCCTACGCCAGAAGCTATTTCGGATATAGGTCCTTTCTTTCCGGTCTCGGATTGAATTTGCATTGAAACGTCCTTAGGCTTAATAACATTCATTATGTAATCATACATGGTTTTATTTGTTTTATTAAGCTTTTCAAGGTTTCGTGCCAATAAAATCCTTTCATTATCCTTTTTCGAAAGCTGTTTCTCTACCGTTTGTATCTTAATGGGCTGTTTAAGCGATAGAGTGGTAGGTAACGATTGATATGTGGGTATCACAATCTCTACATTGGTAAACCAAGCAAAGAAAGTGAAGTCCACAAACGTCGTCGTTCCCTCCGCGGGGCCCATGAGTTCTGTAAGTGCATATAGATATAAAGTCACATAGTCAGTATCATCTCTAGTCAAATCATATGCCTCTCTATAAGAGGCATATGGGATTTCTATCTCAACTGAATTATCCAACTGTATATCTATCTCCACTCCAGGGTAGGCTGTAACACCTGCTCTAGAGCTATACTTCTGTTGTCTCGATGGAGAAATTTGTTCTTCATATGGCGAATAAGTCAAATAAAATCTTCCTGCTACGAATGGATTCGCATTGAGGACGACCTTAATTTTCATATTTGCTTTAAAATACTTAAAATTCTCCATTTTATCTGCTTTTCCTCCTTTTTGAATAATCAAGCTTGGCAAGCTATATTTCTTCGTAAAGGGTTGGGGTTGTGATACGTCTGCCACTATCTTCCTTAGGGGTTTAGCGGAATCTCCTGATTTCGTGTCCAATGTGAAATGGTCGATCTGAACGGGGCGCTCCAAAAACTGAACGATACTATGCGTATCGTCCATACTGCCAGTTGCTGCAGTGTCCTGCACCAAGGGGGTAGTGTACCGATTTGGAGTTTCCACATCATGAAAGGTTGTGATTTGGACCGTCTCAACATTGTTTTCTTCCGTTGTCGTGCTAAGTCCTGTGTTTGTAAGGGTAGAATTCTGTTCTGAGTTCGTTTGAGTATCAGCAGGTTTAGTATTTCGGAACGCGCCAAATAAATTTGACGCTGCTATAGCAACCCGATATAGCTGCTCCTAGTCTTTAGAGGTTTTGGTGGGGCTGCCACCGGAGGACCTCATCCTAAATAGGACCCTCCATTCTAATTTCTAAGCCTTAACTCAATAGTTAAAAGACATTTTCCTATGAGCTGGGTAACCAGAGAAATTAGTTTAAGTAATATTGTAAATATCTGTCCTGAGCATATCCTCGGTAAGTGTTTATTGCTAAACACTCGCCAGTTTTCGCATAAAATGCATTCGCAATCTTCTTTGACCAAAAGTCAAATACTGGTTCCTCATGCATTGAAAGTTCCATTATCGCATTTTCGGCATTACATTTGGTTCCTTCTAGTATGTCAAGTCCACCTCGACACCAATTTGGCATCTCGAGTATCGTATCCATAGCTAGAGGGGCTTCCCAAACACCGCGATTATCGTCGTATCGAAAATTTCGTTTCAAATATGCTACTTGTGATATGTCACGCCAGATAGGTACTGTTCCGTTTGTCGATTTTGCTTCGTCCGTATAAGTAAAGCCAAGTCGTGCATAAGCTGCAGTTATAGTGTCCATGTTAAACCATCCACACACTTCATCGCTGAAGTTTACCACATTATCATCTCCATAGCTAACCATAGAAACGTGCTTGTCAAAATCCTTCATTGTCATCTTTTGGTGCGCCTGTTCAGCGCAGAGGACAAAGACCATTCGCATGGTCATGGAATTGACAAAACAATTGAGTGGTGTCGTGGCTGGATTACCAGAGGGTTGACTGTGGGTCATCCCATAAACACTATCTCCGCATATATGCATTGAATTATAAACGTCCTGTAACAGGACATGTCTCACTAATGCGTTCTCTTCTCCATCATCATAAAACTCATTCGCCAAATTAGCAAATAAAGCCATTATTCCAGAGTTGAGAGAACCGTCAAAAGTTGAGAAATCTCCTGCTATTACTTTCTTTCCTTTCGCCAACAGCTTCTTAGCTGTTTTCCTCCAATCTTGTGAGTAAACATTAGTGCCTATCGACACTTCATTAGTTATTCTATTCTCCATTAAATGAGCTATAAAGCCCAAATAATATTGTCTAAAAGCCAATGAAAAGTCCATCGGACCATTAGAGAAGACGCGTGTTTTAAGCGCATCAACTTTTTCTATTGGTCGTCTTTCATCCTTTAATGTATCCACCCACAAGGTTGGAACTCGAATTCCTTGTTTAGCCTGTTCTACACGAAATTCTACTGCTTTTCTAACTTCTTCATTCAATACAAATTCTTCATCTCCAAACCATCCTTGTTTTCCTTTGGTACCACCCTGTCTCTGTAAGATCCAGGGATAACCAGGAGAACTCGAACGATTTATAGAAGAAATGTATTCACTGTCTTCTGATCCCATAACAGTCTCTTCCCAAGTTAGAACTCGCTGCAATTCTTTTCGTGCTCCTCTTAACCACACTGGCTTAACATAAGTGTATGCTTGATTAAGAAGGTCCTTGTCTATGTAGGGGGTGTCCATAGCACATTTTTGAAGATTTTTATGTTTAATGTTCACATACTCTCCATCAACACAAACGTTGCGTAAATACGCAGGTTTTGTTTTGATTTCATCGATCATGCCAAATATTAAACTAGGTCTGATTTCAGTTTTGCCTGGCTCTCGCAAGCCTTCTGGTATTCTCCCTACCGGTACTAATTTCTTAGCTGGTAGATCACAGAATTCCAAGACATCTGTATCAAACTCTTCATTAAGTGCTATTTCTTTTTGGGGGGGGAGATGCTTCACTACGCCATCAAGGTCTATTTTGATTTGTAGCGACGCATCTATCTTCTTCAAAGTTCTTTCTAAATCTTTCTGGGTAATCGACTCGGCATACGCCATGCCATCCTTGTCACCAGCGACATGAATACCAGCTATTTTTCGTAAAACTTGCGTTTCATTCACAATAACTGGTGCTCCACAATCGCCGGCAATAGTTGGGCACTTGTACTCGAGTCCCTGACGCAGAACATAATTTCCTTTTTCCTTATCACAAAGAAAAACTTCTTCATCGTATGCTCTGCACTCATGATTTCCCAAAATCATCATTAAGAACTTCTTCATCTTCTCTGAATACCGTATAAGCGGTAAACAGACATCTGCTCGCTTGTATTTTCCCATGCTCTCACCATTGCTGAAATGTTTTACCAAATCAGAATGACTACTAACATACCGGGGAAACACAAGCAACATTGCTTCTTTGCTTTCTCCTAAAGCATTGACTACTGTTAGCATTTTAATATCCTTTACGGGAACTTCAAATACTACATCCCAAATACTACGCAGTTCAATTACATCTTCTTGGTTCAAAAAACCTCGAAGATGACCTGGAACCAACATAATATTTCCTCGGATGAATAGTCCATTTAGGAGAGGCAAAACTTCATCGTTTGTCTTTCGCCCAATCTTATAGAGATTAGAAAAGATTCTATTCGTTATAAGATTTTGAGCTACTTGGTCCTTCCACATTTGCATTTCAGCGTCAATCTCATCTTTTCCTAAAGGAAATGATTCTATAAACTTCTTAGCATTATGCCTTAAAGTTACAGCATCAGATGAGCTTGTTGCCTCAATGCGAATGTTACGGGGTCGGGTCGTCGTTGGGTCACCACTAGTGGTAGCTTCAAGTTTTAATACTTTCGGCTTTAGGGTGTTGGGGTCACCACTAGTAGTTGCTTCGATCTTAATACTCTTAGGCTTAAGAGTATTGGGGTCTCCACTGGATGTCGCTTCCAGTTTATACTGTTTACCATGTCGATTAACATTAGGATTTTCTGTTACTATTTCTATTTGCCTGTTCGATGCAGCTGCATAACTATTAATTATGTTAACTGCCTCTGGCCAAGCGTTAGAGAGTTTCACAGAGGATACCGTATTGTCAAGACAATGGTTTAAAACAGTATTTGCTTCTTTCTTTGTAAGGTGCGACAATTCCAAATCACATTTCTTTTCTGATTTAATGATTTTCACATTTTTGTCATCAATTAATGTAGTTTGGATTACCTTATTGGGTTTCGGGAAAACTTTAGTCCAAAAATAACTTACACACAAAATACCACTTAACACTGAGAAAATACTAGCAAAGAAAACGAATGGGTGTTCCATTACGAATTTCTTTACTTTCTCTCCCCACGTTTGCAACGTCGTCATTGCATGGTTCTTTGCTTTCAGTAATTTTTCAACTATAGTGTTACGCTTCAAATAAAGCGCTCCCTGGATTATCATTTTTTGGAAATCTTCAAAGCAAGTATAAGTCGTATTCAGAAATCGATCATATTGGTCGGAAATAAATTGCTGTACATCTACTATATGTCCTAAAACATCATAGACTTCAAACTCATTATTTCCGTCAATAATCATTTGGATTTCTTGATCACTAAGAGGTTGTAAATCTCCCAGAGGATCATGAATAGCATCTTGATAGTTATCGTCAGTCAAAGAGCTCATAACGTCCATGGGATTAAGCATATCATCTTGGGTAAGATTATCTGCTGTCATCCTAACGCTCTGATCTATAAGAAATTGATATTTATCATTCAGCTGGAATACTTGCATGTTAACTTCCTTGTGTGCGTCCGGTTCGAATCTTGTTTCTGCATATTGTTCTAAGAATTCATTCATCAGCTTTGAACTTTTGAATGCATTCTTAGTCATCTTCTGCGCCTTTTCTAAAAACTCGTCATATGTTATACCTTCTTCAATTAAAGCTCCAGATTCAGGGTCCATAATGTCCAACAAATAAACATCTGTTGAAATTATTTTCCCTGTCTCTTTCA